TGTTGAATTCTTCAAATAATCCGAAACCATTTTAATCTTAGCTACAGAAATTTGCATACTTTTAAATTTATCAACTGGTATATTAGTAAACATAGATGACAACATTTCAACAGATACTTTAAAAAAAGCAGTTATAATGCTATCATCATTAGATTGCGCTACAAACTCTTGCTGACCACGAAATAACTCCCACATCCCCTGTATTGCTCGAGTCAGACTATCAATAAGATAGCTACCTACACTAGTAGGTAAGATGAGGGTTAAAAGTGCTACTACATTACTCACGCATCTATTTTGTTCTTGCGATAACAAATACCCCAATGACGCAAATTTAATAAAATACACCATTAGAGCTGAAATCATATTATTATCAGGCACAAATATACTTGAAAACGAATTTAAATTAGTACATATCTTTTTAATATCGGAAGAACTACAATCGACAAGATCATTAAATTTATCGACTAAAGCTGCTACCTTATCAAGCGTTTCTGATGTCTTATCCACCGCCGAATTAACCTTTGTGACTGAACTAAACATTTGAGCTATAAACTTACGTTTACGTTCATATTTATCTATCTTAGGCACATCATTACGTATCTTCATAATGACTAGCAAATTTTTAAATCTGCGTATGTCATTATACGTGTTATTATCCATTGTCATATCCCAATCTCTTTCATACACCTTAACAACTTCACTACACATCCTATGGACTTCACCATTTCTTACACCACTAATTGCCGCAAAAAACTTGGGTAAATCCAAGAATTGTTTAATATAATCATTTTTTGTTTGTTTTGAAAAAGACATAATATCATGAACAACCTAAAAATTATAAATCGCTGAATTAGTAAGACAGGCCCATCTCCCACCTCAACTCAACAGTAACGAGTGTAATATCGGTTTTACGATCGATTACACTACAACTTTACAAGAGCTCAGCATGTCCGCATTAGGCATTAGGACTTTGCAGATTTATAATCGACCTTATATTTGTCATTTAAGACTATACTATACCATTAGGACGATAAATGATATAATAAATACAAGATCTAAACTATATATTACTATATAGCTTTACTTAATTAATATACATATGACAGTGATTTAAAC